TAGATGTTAATGGATTATCTGATGGTGTCATTCTCGATGCAGATGGCGATACAACAATAAGCGCGGACACCGATGACCAGATAGATTTTAAACTGGGTGGAACGGACTTTATGGCACTCACCACCACTGGTGCTACAATTACAACTGCTGACAATGAAGCTCAACTTACTTTAAAATCAACTGATGCCGATGCAAATGCCGGTCCAATTTTAAAATTGACTAGAGACTCTGCTTCTCCAGCTGACAATGATTTTCTTGGTAATATTCAAATGGAAATGGACAATGATGCTGGGGAAAACTTAGATGCTGTATCTATCCTAGCTCAAGCTACAGATGTTTCTGATGCGAGTGAAGATGCAAAATTATATTTCTATATGAGAACAGCTGGCACAATGAGAGATGCTTTTCACATAAGCCCTACTGAAACTGTTTTTAATGATGATTCAGTTGACAGAGATTTTAGAATTGAAAGTGATTCAAGTGCTATCTTGTTTAAAGTACAAGGAGTAAACGGAAATAACTCAGCAGGCACTGTTGGTATTAACTCTAGTAACTCTGACGGAAACATGCTTGAAGTTATCAATCCAGAAGGTGGTGCTTATGCATGTAAATTGGACTCTAGTGATAGTTCTGGTGCGGTATACCTTTTAAGTATGAAATTTTCAGGTCAAGCACCAGACGATAATAGTAGTTATATTATCAACGCCAGGGATTCTTCTACAGCCAGGTTTCGAGTTTTTGCAGATGGTGATGTACAAAACCATGACAACTCTTATGGGGCTATTTCTGACGAAAGAATTAAATCAGAGATAGTAGATGCTAACTCACAATGGGACGATATTAAAGCACTTAAAATTAGAAACTATAAAAAGAATGAAGACATAGAAAAGTATGGTGATAAAGCATGGGTTCAAATTGGAGTTATAGCACAAGAGTTAGAAGCCGCTGGTATGGACAAATGTGTAAAGCAAGAAGTTTTATATGCAGAGGGTGACCAAGACACTAAAGAATATTTATACACACAAAAAGACAAAGACCAAGGTTTAATACCAGAGGGTAAAGATGTGGGTGATGTGCAGATAGCAAAAAAAGCAAACGTTGGTGACATCAAAGAATATAAAGGTGTTAAGTATTCTGTATTATACATGAAAGCCATCAAAGCATTACAAGAAGCTATGGCAAAAATAGAAACACTAGAGACAAAAGTAAAGGCATTGGAGGACGCATAAGATGAGCCAGACAAAAGTAGAAGCACCATTTGTAGAAAATAGCAGACCATTTAGAAACTTAATTATTAATGGTGACATGCAAATTGCACAAAGAGCAACTTCACAAACTGGAGTAGCTAACAACTCCAATGAGGGCTATAACACTTTAGACAGGTTTGCTTTAAATTTTTATGGCAACGAGGGTGGAGCAGCAACAGTTTCTCAAGACACAACTGTGCCGTCAGATACGACTTATGGTAAGTTTAGTAAATCTATAAAAATTGATGTTACAACAGCAGACTCAAGTATTGGAGCAACTGGCTCTCATGCTTTACAACAAAACATAGAGGCAAGTTTTCTTCATCATTCAGGATGGGATTACACAAATTCATCTTCTAAAATAACATTATCTTTTTGGGCAAGGTCAGTCAAAGCAGGAGATTATCATGTTAACTTACAAGCCACAGACGCAACAAGATATTTTGTGGCAAAATATACTCTTGTTGCTAATACATGGAAGCATGTTGAGGTGGTTGTTCCAGGAAATAGTGATTTAGTTTTTAATGACGACAATGGAGAGGGTTTGCAAGTAAGGTGGATGTTGTCTGCTGGAGACGATAGAAATGACGCAACTGCTGATACATGGTATAACCCTGGTTCTGATTTTGACCAAACAACAAACACACAAGTCAACTTTTTTGATAGCACTGATAATAATTTTTTCTTAACAGGTGTTCAACTAGAAGTGGGAGATGCAGCCACAAACTTTGAACACTTACCCCGTGATGTTCAGTTCACTAGATGCTGCAGATATTATTGGAAACCTGTTCAAGGAAATGCCAGCACAAGTGAATATGTAGGATTGGGAGATTTTTACGCATCAAATCAGGTTGATACAGATTTTAGGCACATTACACCAATGAGAACACAACCAACCTTAGACCAAGGAACCGGCACAGATTATTATAAGTATTATTATGGTCAAACAGCTGATGGCACAGTAGATGGATCTTGGACTTATTGGATTGGTAATGAGCACATTAGTTCGATATATGCAACAGCAAGTGATGCGGTAGGGACAAGTAATGCTGGAAAAGCTTGTAGGATAATAGCTCAAACCACTGGTGGAACAAGTGCTTACCTTGCACTTAGTGCAGAATTATAGGAGAAAATATGTTTGAAGGATGCACAATAAAAAAACAAAAAGATCCTCACACAGGAAATGTGAGTGTCATTAACGTAACTTACCCAGCAAATGGAGATGGAATGGTCAGGGTTTTATCTGTTCCAATGAATCCTGACAACGCAGACTATCAAAACATTCTTGAGTGGGAAAAAATAGATGGTAACACAATAGAGGAGGCCGATTAATGGCATACATAGGAAGACAAAATTTAGGTGGAGCATACAGACAGCTTGATGATATCTCATCAGGTTTTGATGGTTCTGATACTACACACACCATGCAGGTCAACTCACAGAATGTAACTGTAGGTGATGTTAATCAAATTATCTTATCTCTTGGTGGTGTGATACAAAACCCAGGCACAGACTTTACAGTATCAGGTAGCGTATTAACATTTACAACAGCTCCTGCTGCCAACACAAGTTTCTTTGCTATAATACTAGGATCAGATAATGGCGGAACGGTGACACCGACAGATGGTTCTGTTACTACAGGCAAGATTGTTGATGATGCAGTTACAGCTGCTAAAGTTGCAAGCTCTGGTGCTTTTGCAATAGGTGCCACAGGAACATCGTCAAGTCTAGCAGGTATTCCATTTTTTAGTGATACAACCAATGGTTCTATTTATACACACGATGTGTCAGGGACTGACAGCACAGCAGCTAGAAACACAGCGTATGGATTGACAACTTTAGATGCAATTACGACAGGTGATGATAACACAGTTATGGGTCATGCAGCTGGCACAGCTTTACAAGACGGAGCTGAAAATGTCGCTATTGGCACTAACAGTATGGCAGCTGCTACAAGTGCAGGTCAAAATACTTGTGTAGGGCATAACAGTGGTGCTGCTCTTTCAAGTGGATCTTTATATAATGTCTTGTTGGGTCATGGTGCAGGTGCATCAATGACAACAGGTAATAGAAATATTGCCATCGGTGTTTCTTCTATGGATGGTTTTGATACAGAGGCACACAATCTCGGTATTGGTGTTTCTGCTCTAGGTGGTTCAGTAGCTGGTGGTGAATACAACGTAGCCATTGGTAACTATGCTTTAGATGCTTTGACTTCTGGAGATGGCAGCGTAGCGGTTGGTTATAGTGCTGGCACAGCCGTGACTACTGCAGGTGAAAATATATTAATAGGATTTGAAGCTGGTAAAAGTTTAACTATAGGCGGAAACAATGTGGTCGTGGGCTATACAGCTTTTGAGGACGCGGTGGTAGAAAGACAATGTGTTGCTATTGGAAACTATGCATTAGCAAATCACAGAACATCATCTAGCACTGTAAATGATACAGGAAACACTGCAGTTGGTTATGCTGCTGGTGATGTAATTACAACTGGAACAGGAAATGTAATGATTGGGGCAGTAGTGGACCCGAGTGGAAATAATGGAGAAAACCAAATTGTAATTGGAAATACTTTTTCTGGTAATGGAGACAACAAAGTTAATTTTGGAAGTGGTTTAGGATATATATGGAACTCTTACACACAAAATGCAACTTGGACTCAAGTATCAGATGAGAGAACTAAAAAAAATATTGAAACAGATACTTTAGGATTAGACTTTATTAATGAATTAAGACCTGTGACTTTTAATTGGAGAAAAAATGCAGAACTAGATTCTACTTTTAAAGAGTCTCTTTTAAATAAACATATCGATAAAGATGATAGTGCAACAATACATGGTCTTATAGCACAAGAGGTAAAGGCTGCTATGGATAAAGTCGGTAACTCAACATTCAATGGATGGGAAGATACCGTTGACGGTCAAGCTGTTTCAAGAGAAATGTTTATCACACCATTGATAAAAGCAGTTCAAGAATTATCAGCAAAAGTAAAAGCGTTGGAGGAGGCATAATATGGCAATAACAAAAGAATGGGTATCAGCCATACCAAAAAAGAACGCTGATGGTAATGTAACAGAGTGGACAGTTGAGTATAAATATACTGATGGCGATTTCTCTCATACATTTAAAAAATCTGAAAAGATTGAATCACCATCAAAAGCACCAGGTGACTATACAAAAGCTGAGCTACTGACCCTTATGGATGAGGCACATTGGGATGATATGTTTGCAAAAAAACATAACGTTTACAAAAACCCACCAGCAGCAGACACAACTGACGCTAGTTTTGATGTAAACACATTGAGTGATAGCTAATGTTTGGGGTTCGCTCATTTGCAGCAACAACGTTTGCCAGCACAGGTAATGATGAAAACTTCATCATTATATCTGGTAATCAGGTAACTGCATCTATAGGCGACGTCACAATTACAGGTGTTGCCGAGCATGCTGTAACAGGCAACGCGGTTACAGGCTCTACAGGATCTGTAACAGTAACAGCTGGAGCAACAGTCACAGTAAGCGGTAATGCTGTTACAGCGACAATTGGTGATACAACAATTAGCGGAGACGCAAACTTTGCAGTAACCGGTAATGCAGTCACATTATCTACTGGAACTGCGGTTGCAAAAGCAAACGCTGATGTGGCAGTCACAGGTAGTCAAATTGGTACTATGGCTACTGGAACGGTGACTATTACAGCAGATTGTGTGGTAATACCTACAGGTAGCTCAATTACTGTATCGACAACAAGCGCTGGTGTAATTACCTGGAATGAGATAAATTTAAACGCAAGTCAAACATGGACAGAAATAGCAGCATAAGGTATAAATAATTATGGCATCATCATTTTCTACATCACTAAAACTTGAAAAAATGACAACCGGTGAAAAGGCCGGTTTATGGGGCACAGTCACTAATACTAACCTTGATCTAGTAGAACAAGCTGTAGGTGGCTATGTTGAGCTGAGCTTAGCATCTGGCAACCAAACACCAGCTATCAGCGATGGTGCTGCATCAGATGGTCGTAACAAAGTCATAAAGCTCACAGGCACACTATCAGCTAACAGACAACTGATATTTCCAGACTCTTGCGAAAAGACATATCTCGTAATCGATGGCACAACTAGAAGCTCGAGTCACTATACAATAACAATCAAAACAAGCTCAGGCACAGGTGTAGCAATGCCTGTTGGGTCTACTATGCTTGTAATCGTGGATGGCACGAATGTTATTACAGGCATTACACAAAAAGGTTATATCACCACAACAAGTGCATACACAGCTGTAAACGGCGACCAAGTAATTGTAGATACAAGTGCGGCTGCTGTAACAGTCACATTGCCTGCAAGTCCAGCTGTTGGTAACGAGGTGCATTTTTTAGATGGTAAACTTAGTTTTAACTCTAACAATTTAACGATTGGCAGAAACAGTCAACCCATACAAGGTGTCGCTAGTGATCTAGTTGTAAATACAAACGGGCAAAGCTTTACACTTGTATATGCAAATTCAACAAAAGGTTGGGTAAAGAAACATTTTGCTGGAACGTAAGAGGTTTACATGGCTCTTATTGAACTACAAATACAACCAGGTATAGATAAACAGAATACAACCAAGGGTGCAGAAAACCGTTGGATTGACAGTGACAACGTGCGTTTTAGATATGGACTGCCAGAAAAAGTTGGTGGTTGGTCATCTCTTGTAAATGATAGCATAGTTGGTGTGGTCAGATCACAACACCCGTTTTTAGATATTTCAGGAAACAGATATGTGGCACTGGGCACAGATAAATTTTTATTATTATATTTTGAAGGGCAATTGTTTGACATAACACCATTTGACGCGGCAAGACAACAAACAAGTTGCACACTTGCAACAACAAATACCTCTACCGCGGTTACAATAACAACAGGATCAGCACACGCTTTAGAGGTAGGTGATATTATTTTACTTGACTCAGTAACCTTGCCTAGTGGAACGGGGCTTAGCGCATCAAACTTTGAAGACAAAGCATTTATGGTCAACACTGTGCCTAGTCCTACAACATTTACAATTACATCAAGTGCTGCCGCAAGTGCGAGTATATCAACTGGTGGTTCCATGACTGTAGAGTTCTATACAAAAGTTGGACCACAAAAACAAACATACGGATATGGTTGGGGAGTGGGTTCTTGGGGCGGTGATGTCGCTGGTGCTGTTACATCAACAATAAACGAAGGTGGCACGTTTAGTGATAGTGATACAACTTTAACTCTTACAAGTGCAGCTGCTTTTCCGAGCTCTGGCACAATACTTATTGGCACCGAGTTAATAACATACTCTGGTAAATCTAGTAACGATTTGACAGGACTAACAAGAGGAACAAACGGCACCACTGCTGCAGCACACTCTAATGGTGCCACTGTTACAAACGCATCCGATTATAGCGGATGGGGCATAGCAATTCCAGCTGACCAAGCAACGTTAGAACCTGGTCTTTGGTCACTAGATAACTTTGGTGAGGTATTGGTTGCAACAATTGCAAACGGTGAAACCTTTACATGGAATGCAGGAGCAACTAGTCCAACGTCAACAAGAGCGTCAAAGTCCACAAGTGGGTTTGCAACAGGCAATAACCCCACTGCGTCAAGACTTACTCTTATATCTCCAACAACCAGACACTTAATACATTTTGGAACAGAAACAACCATAGGCACAGCAAGCACACAAGATGACATGTTTATACGTTTTTCTGTACAAGAAGATATAAATACATTTACACCTACGTCAACAAACACCGCAGGCACATTAAGATTACAAGATGGCACAAAGATAGTTGGAGCACTAAAAGCAAAAGAAAGTATTTTGGTGTTTACAGATAACGCTTTGTATACAATGAAATATATTGGCTCTCCTTTTTATTTTGGTGTTGAACAAGTGGGCACAAACTGTGGGCTGGTTGGTAAGAATGCAGCTGTTGAAGTAGATGGTATTGCATACTGGATGAGTTCAAAAGGTTTCTTGTATTATGATGGCACAGTGAAAACATTACCTTGTGCGGTTGAAGATGAGGTGTTTGATAATTTTGACACAACAAAAGGTCAACAAGTTGCAGCAGGACTTAACAATTTGTTTTCTGAAATAAGTTGGTGGTATCCTGCTAATAGTGATTTTAATAATAAAGCTGTTTCGTATAATTATGCAGAGTCTGCACCAATCCCTGGTGGTGTGTGGGCGCTGTCAACAGAAGCAAGAACTTCTTGGATGGATGCAAAGATATACGAAAGACCTTACGCTACAAAGTTTGACACAACTGGCACAGGTAGTTTTCCTACAATATTAGGAGAGAGTGGTTTGGGGCAAACTAAATACTTTCAACATGAAATAGGAACAGACCAAGTTAATGAAGATGGCACTGTTACAACAATAGCCTCTAATATAAAATCGTACGACTATGATTTACAAGATCAAGGTGGGGGTGGTAATAAGTTTGTATCCGTAAGTCGTTTTATACCTGATTTTAAAAACTTAGACGGTAATGCAAATGTAACTTTGTCTATAAAAAGATTTCCATCACAAACAGAAACATCATCAACCAATAGTCCTTTTACAATTACATCATCTACAACTAAAAAAGATACAAGAGCAAGAGGTAGGTATGTTAGTGTAAAAATAGAAAACACAGAAATTAACGAGTCTTGGAGATATGGCACTTTAATGTTAGATGTAAAACCAGATGGAGGTCGATAATGTCAAGAATAGTTGTTAGATTACCAGAACCAAAAGATAATTATGAGGTCAGCACACAAAGACAAATTAACAGAGCTGTGTCTGGTGTGGTAGAACAATTAAATACAAGCTATCAACAAGTTTTAAAAGATGAACAAGAGCAGGAGGCTTTCTTTTTTTCATAATGTCCAATAATTTTAGAAATTCAAAAGTAGATCTTACAACAACTGACAATACAGTTTTATACACTGTGCCAGCTGAAAGCACAGCTATTGTAAAGTCTATACTTGTATCTAATGATGATGCTAGTAATGCATGTGAAATAACTGTAACATTGTTAAACACTGGTAATACTGTATTTAGTTTGTTTAAACAGAAAGACATATCTGCTAAAACAACTGTAGAACTATTGACCAATCCTTTGGTCATGAATGAAGATGAAGAGTTAAAAGTACAAGCTGAGAATGCAAACGACTTGCACGTTATCTGCTCGTATTTAGAAATAAAAAGAGAGTTTCAGTAAGGAGGAACTATGGCATTTGAAGAACCAGGATCAGTAGCATACCTATACGAGGGCGATAAGAAGATAGCTCAAATAAAGGTTGACACTACTGTGGTATTAAAAAACTTAAAAACAGGCAAAGAATACGGCTCTGACGCTGAGGGCGACGCTGATGTGGACGACCCAAATACGGACACGAAGAGAGAAGATATATCAAGAAGTGTCTACATAAAGGTGGCTAAAATGCCTGCTGTGGGCGCAGAATCGTAGTTGCAATTTATGCGAAAAGACAGTAAATTCAGTAAAAGCCTTATATCAAGCATAGGCCACTTGCATCATCACAATACAGGAATATAAGGAATGCCATTTCACGATAAGATAATACCTAGAGAAATAAGCGAAGCTACCAGAGAGATTGAGGATTTTGTACGTCCAGTCACAGATCCAGTAAGATCGTTTGTAGCAAAAGCTGTTCCTAGAG